GAGTTCGTTCATGAGCGCGAGTTCTTTGGCACGCTGGCGGAGCTCCTGCTCCCAGTCGCGGCCTTGCCGGGCGAACTCCGCGGCGAGCGTGGTCGTGTGGTTGGCCAGTCGCGTGGCCTGGGCGTTCGCTTCTTTGGCAGGATCAACGTGCTCGACGCCATCCCAGAACCACGCGTGCTCCGGGAGCGTTGCGGCGATGGTCCGCAGGGACTGCGGGAGCAGACCCTCGACAAGCACCGCCTCGTTGAGCCACGCCTTCAGGATGCGATCGAGCACGGCAAGCTGCAGGTGGTGCTGCTCGACGCGGATGCTCTTGTAGTACACCTGATGGTCGAGGCGACCGCTGGCGTAGTTGTACCCGGAGGAGTTGCCAGCCGCGACGTTGAACGGCATGTTCAAGCACCGTGCGATCTCGTTGAGGATTTCGCGCTTGAACTCTCCGAACGTCGTCGTCGGCTGCTCGGCATGGACCTGGCCGAGCTTCCAGCCGCCCGGAAGGACGGTCGCCAGACGCTGCTCGAGTTCGACCTCGTCCATCGGCTCCAGCGGATCGGCCTCACCGTTGGCGGGGCTGTCGGTGTAGATGACGGCGGCGAAGTTGGCGGCGGTCTCGGCGGCCGCGATGGTCGCCAGTGTGTACCGGCGGAGCTGCGCAAACAGCGGGAGCGCCGGCGTGATGTCGGGGATGCCACGGAGTTGGCCGGGCCGATCGGCGCGGAAATAGTGCACGACCGAAGCGGCAGGAAGGGTGTCGTACGCAGCCAGATCGTCAAACGGAGTCCGGAACACGCCGCTGTCGCCGGGGTGCCGCTTGAGCACGCGGTACGCGGAGGGGTTGCCCCACTGATCCAGTGCGATGCCGTCGATCTCGTCGTTGCGGCCGCGCCGCAGCAGCGGCGTGCAGACCTGGTCTGCCTCGATGAGCTTGAGATCAAGCGATACGGGCGAGCCCGCTGACGCGATGCCGGGGTTGTTGATCAGAAGCGCGAACGCCTCGCCGCTCTCGGCCCGGGCCAACCGCATGGTGCGGAGTTTTCCGGGCAGGTCGACCGCCCGCGACCACTGCTCGAACGCATCCTCGATCCGAGCATTCGCGTCGGCGTCGTCGGTCAGCATCTGCAGCCGGGGACCGGTGCCGATGGTGTCGTTGGCGAGCGTGAGGACGATGCCCTTGGCGTAGGAGTTGTTGGCGACCTCGTATCGGGCGCGGTTGCGGAGGACGCGACGGACCTCGGGGTTGATCGCGGCGTTGGGCGAGAGACCGTCCGCGTTCGCCCAGTGCTTGCGGTTCTCCGGTGTGGTCTTGGCTGAGTCGAACTTGGCCACGACCAAACGACGGCCGCCGCGCGATCCGCCTCCGTGCGGAGCACGCGACGCCGCCGGGGAGGGAGAGACGGTGGACGTCCCGCGATGGGGGGCGATCCGGCTCATGATGTTGGCGATGGCTTTCAGCATGAGTGGGTCAGACAGAGCCGGGCGGGACGATCTTGGCGAACTTGATGCCGAGGCCGGGCTTCCTCGCGGCGGCCTTGGACGCGAGGTAGCGGTCGGCCTCGATCTGGTCCTTCAGCGGGTGCTGCTCGACGGACTGGCCATCGACGGACGCCTTCGCGGGCTGCGACGCGTTGTCGCGTATGGCCTGCTCGAGATCCGGGTTGGGAGATGGGTCAGGCATCGGGTGTCGTGGAACGTGCGAGCGGAAGCCCGTCGTCACGTGCTACCTATGCAAAAGCAGATCGCTCTGCGCGCGTCGTAACCTGTTTTGGCGCAACCAATGCCACCGGTAGAACCAAGATGCACAGTCAGCCGCCGATGCGTTCATGGGTCGTCACGCGGCGACCGCAGTGACGGCAGGCACGGCGGCGTCGCACTGCACCGCCAGGTGCGGCACGGGTGTAGAGCACCTCAAAGTGGCGACACCCGCACTTTGGACATATCAGCCCGCGGGCTTCTTGCTTCAGAGGTCGCGGGGCCTCGCGCGGGGTGCTCATCGACGGCCTCCTCGAAGCTGCGAGAGCTTGATCCGAGGTCGGACGGTGACCTTGTGGTCCGTGCCAAAGAGCACTGCGCCTTGCATGGACGCCGCGACTGCAGCGCCGACCAATCCGTCGAACCAGTGGTTGTCCAGCCCCTCGACCCGGAGCTTCCACTCGTCGACCGTGCGACCTCGCCCCTCCGTGCGCACGCGGTATTCGCTGGTCAGGTGCTCCGACAGCAGTCGGTGCGGCTCTGGTTTCTGCCCGAACAGCGACAAGCCGCCGGGATCGCCCATGGGTACCGCAAGCCGCGCATGCACGAAGCTCTTCCAGTAGTTGGTGTCGAAGATCACGTGCCGCACAGCGCGCTTGCCAGTCACCACCGGGACGCGCCAGTTCAGGCCGACCCGCTCGCCGCGTTTGCGCTTGTAGTCGCTGAAGGGGAGGCTGCTCGCGCCGACATACCTGCCGTGGCTGGGGGTGAGCACGCTCGCGTGCGGGCTCTGGCGACAGAACTGATAGACCACGTCCGTCGACGAACCCCAGTTGGCGTCGATCAGGCATCGGTCGATCCGCACCATCGCGCCGTCGTCGCGCCGCCATTCGCGAGCAACAGTCGCCTCGATGAGCCGCTCCAGGCCGCCGTAGATCGCGCCTTCAACGCCAGCGCGTGGCGAAGCGGCTCCGAGCGTCCGGCGCACATCCCGAAGCGTGAAGTACGCCTGCTTCTGGTCCGGCTCGGTGCCATAGTCGATGATGTGACCCGTGAAGTCGTCTTCCCAGGCGGCTACGAGGTAGAACAGTGCCTTACCCTGCACGTCCACGAACATCGTCAGGTGCGAGCACCCGAGTGGGACAAGCCCGCGGGCGTGCCCGTTCACCTTCGCTGCGATCTGGTCGGCGCTCAAAAGGTCGTCGGCGACCTCGACCTCTGGCAGCGGCTCATTCTGGTACTCGGCAAAGAACGCGGCCTCGTTCTGCAGCCGCAGGTTCATGGCGTGCTGCACCGCCGACAACTCGTCGTGGTTGAACCGCTCCGGCCAGGCGATGACCGCTCCCTCATCCATCGCCGTCCGGTGCTTGCCGTAGAACGCCGTGGCATCAGTGCTCCCGCGATCGGCGCGAAGCCCCTCTGCCCGCGCGCGGGCGTACTCGGCCCAGAGCTTCTCGTTCTTGGGGAACGAATAGACCATCTTGGTCCGCTCGCCCTGCCATTGCGGGTGCTTGTCGCGGTCGAGAATGCGGTCCGCCAGATCGTCGGGGCGGACCACCGTTAGCGTCATCAGGCCGGCGATCTTCCGTCCGGGCCCGGCCATGCCCAGGATCGCGCCCGCGAGAATGCGCTCTCGGTTGGCGCACTGCGAAGGAGAGCGGGCGCTCTCGTCAGTCTGCGGGTCGTCGATCAGTACGAGCGACGGGCGGACGCTCACCCCGTCGACACGCTTGTGCTTCATGCCACGGATGCGGCCGGTGATCCCCGCGACACGAATGATCGCGCCCGATGCCGCGGAGCCGGGAATCGTGGGGAGCACGATCTCCCGGGCGGTCCACCCGATGTGGGTCTGCTTGCCCTGGTAGAGCTGCCCTGAAGCCCGCTGGTGGATGCCTTCGAGCGAGCGGATCGGGTGGCAGACCTCTGGGAAGTCGCCGCCGAGGATCTCGCTGTTTTCCAGCTCCGCCTTGATCGAATCGAGCATCCCGGCCGCGTGCTCTTCGTCGGAGCCGACAAGCGCCACGAACTCCCGGTGCCCGTACACCAACGCCCACAGACACGCGATCTCGCACAGCGAGGTCTTGCCTGAGCCGCGCGGCATCGCCATCGCAAACAAACCGCCTTCGAGCACCGCCTGTTCAATCTTGCCGATGACCTTGAGATGGTCATCCGACCACTTAAGGTGGAACGTCTGGGGGAAGTACGCCTCGCAGAAGTATCGGAAGTCCCGCGCGGCTCGCTCTCGCCTGGCCGGGTCCGCAACCGACGGCAGGTCACCAATGTCCCGTCCCGACAACGACATCATCGCGTTGCGGAGCCGGGCACGCTCCTTCATCGCGTCGTAACCCGTCAGACCTTCAGGCGCATCGGCAGCCTCGGCGATCGCCTCGTGCCGCGTACTCGCCAGCCACGCCACGTATCGGAACAGATCAACCTTGCCCGCGTCGCCGTCTGCCGCGACGCGGAACCCGGCGCGCGTGCGGTGGCGGTGGAGCTGCCGCTCGCTGATCACCTCCCCCAGCGGCGTGCTGTTGAGCAGCCGCGCAAGTTCGCCGGGCTTGAGTTTGCGCGG